TTTGGTTCTATCTAACTAATAAAGAAATCCCTGATGATTTGTTTATAGATCATATTGATGGTAATCGATTAAATAATAATATACATAATCTACGACTTGCCACATCACTTGAAAATCAATATAATAAAGCAAGACAGAAAAATGGTTCCAGCAATTATAAGGGTGTATGGTTTGATAAAGTAAAAAATTGTTGGAAAGCTTCCATTCGATTTCAAAATAGGCGTCACTATATAGGCCAATTTGAAACAGAATTGGAAGCTGCTATTGCCTATGATAAGCTTGCTATTAAAATTCAAGGAAAATTTGCCAAATTAAATGTTTTAACGGGACTGATTAACGACCAGTCTGAACACATTGAATCACTCTAATGATGCCGTAATTGTTAAAAAGTTTCATCTGTGGGGTAAATCTCAAAAGATTCCTACATCAACTATTCATGATGCATTCTTTACAAACGCCTCTGACATGCTGACCGCTAGAAAAGCATTAAGAGAAATCTATGCAGAAGTCTTGGAAAAGAATGTTATTAAGCAAACACTGGATGAAATGTTAGCTAGAGGATTGCCGAAGAATTTATATGATAAATACCTAGAAGAAGCAATTCTTAAAGGATTGATTCCTGTTCCAGGTAAGTCAGTTATCGGTGGAAAAGTATTGACAATTGAAGATATTCTTTCTGTCGATGACATTCTTGAGAAGATTTCTGAAGGATTTGCAGATGATTACGGATGGTATGGTGTAGGATAAGAAAGAACCCGTTAGATTAACCTATATATGAGAACATGGAAGGTCATAGAAATCTTCCATACTAGATTTTAACTACCGATAAGATTGTATCTTATCTAATTGAGTTGTACTCAAGAAAGTTAATAAGATGTCTGATACAAACCACAATGCAAGCAAGAACAACAACAACCTTGATCCTGATGCAGCTTCTTCTTCGAATAATAACAATGGATCCAATAATGGTAATGAAGGAGATATCGATGCTAAAGTAAAGGCTGCTGTTGAGACGGAACTCAAAGCAATCAAAGAAAAGCTGAATAACGCCTATAATGCTCGTGATGATGCATTGAAAAAGGTTGCTGATTTTGAGCAGAAAGAAAAAGATCGTGAAGTAGAACGATTAAAAGAAGAGGGCAAACTCAAAGAAGCTCATGAACTTGAGATATCTGAGATTAAAGCCCAGAAAAGTGCTTTAGAGCAGCGTAATATTGAACTTACAAGAGATATGGACGTTCGTAAGGCACTAGCTAAGTTTAACTTCCGTAATCAGAATGCTCAAGATATGGCTTTTCGTGAGATTGTGCCCAATTTGGTGAAAGCTGATTCAGGTGAATGGGTTCACAAGGATGGAACTTCTCTTGATATTTATGTCGATAAGTTTATGGAAGATGATGCAAATTCATTCTTGCTTAAACCTAAGGTAAATGTTGGAGGAGGCACATCTAACAGTCTTTCGAGCGCTTCTTCTGCAAATAATAAATCTCTCTTTGAAATGACTCAAGCAGAGGTTATGAAACTTGCAGAACAAGGTAAACTTCCAAAACGTAAATAATTTTAAGGAATAAATAAGATGCCTTCTAGTCCTTCTGGCGCAAATAATTTTGTACTCCAAGACACTATCAGTGCGTACTCCGATGAGGCATATACCAATGCCAAGAAACTGTCGGGTACTGGTATTGTCGGAAGTAACCCAAATATCGATACTTCGACTGAGACTTTTATCGGTCAGGTTCGTTGGTTTAAACCTCTTAATCCTACCATCAATACAGCCTCTCTGACGGATGATACTGATGGTACTAAGACTTCCTACAGCTCTGACTACTTGACTTATGTTAAGACTGTCCGTACCCATGGTGCAGAAAAAGTTAACATGCAGCAGGTAGTTACGCAGCAGGATGGTCTTGCTAAAATCGGTCGTGATTTTGGTGAAACTCGTGCTCAAGATGAGCATAATGCTGTTCTGGCTGTCCTCAAGGGTGTCATGATCTCTGAGGCTCTCAATGGTGCAGCTGCTGGTACTGGTCAAGCTGGTCTTGGTGGACAGACTTTCGAGAATGATCCCACTGAAAAACGCTACGGTTTCTATGTTGACCTTGGTGCGTCCAAAGCTATCGTAGATGCCAGTGCTTCTGTACAGGGTGCTGCTCGTGCTGAAGGCTTCTTGCAAGCATTTGGTATGGCTTATAAAGACTATGAGCCTGATTATGCTTATCTTGTAGTCTCGCCTGCTACCTTGGCCTCTTTGCGTTCTGCCAACTTGGTAGATCAGGATCGTGTTAAAGACGGTAACGTAGAATTTAACACTATCTTCGATGGTAAATTCCGCTTGATTGTTACTCGTGCATCTCAGGGTCTGTCCAGTGCTGAACTGACTAAGCTCAATACTGGTGCCGGTGTCGATATTGTAGGTACTAAGACCTCCTTTATTGTATTGCCTGGTGCTATTGCGATGGAAAATCTGGCTGTACCCGATGCTACTGAGATTGCTCGTAATGCTGATGCCTATCAAGGTGGTGGTACTACTACTATCTGGCATCGTTGGGGCTATGTGGCAGCTCCTGCCGGTTATAACTGGAAAGGTAATGCTGAAGCATTCCCCTCTGACGCAGACTACATGAAAGCAGTAGTCAGTGGTACTCCTACTGTACTTACTGATGTTGCTGATACCTTGGCAGATACTGTCGGCACCTTTGAGCGTAAGTCCTCTTCGGCACTCTCGTTGGGTGTTCTTCCGGTATTCCATTCGTAATCTAATTGGGAGACACATATGGCACTCGCTAAAGGAATTAACTCTCATGCGACTGTCCAAGAAGCTGACGACTACTTTGCTGATCGCCTTGATTGCAGTGAATGGACAGATGCAGATAGTACCAGGCAAGCACAAGCCTTGGTCACAGCTACATCTATCTTAGACGCTCAGCGTTGGACAGGAATTGCTATAAGTGTTGATCAAACATTAGCTTTTCCTCGTAGTGGTTATTATTTTGATCCTCGGTTAGGGGTTATGGTTGCAATGAATCCGACCCCTAACCGGATCATTCTCGCTACCTTCGAATTAGCTCTTCATTTACTTAAGAATGAAGGGCTACAAGATGATACAGGGACAGTCAAAGGCCTTGGGCTTAGTTCCATTAATCTTAATGGGCTAGTTAGTCCTAGTCTATTGCCAGCTGCCGTAAGACGTTTGATACAACCTATTCTATTAAATAGAGGATCAAACTCATGGTGGAGGGCTAATTAATGAATATCAATTTGCTAATTGGCAAAAATTTAGACATAACTTTTAAGCTACTTAAGAGTCAAGTAGTATCTGCTACATTGAATAAAAAGAATCCTAGTGATTTTGATTTTTCTACAGCAAATGTAACAACAAATCCTTCAACAGTAATTACTGATGTTATTGAACTCAAGTCTAGAATAAAACGATCTGAGAATCCTACAGAAACTAAAGAAGTTCTTATAAAAACCTCCGAGATTCCAGATATAACTTTCTTTGATGAAATTACCCTTAATAACGTATCTTGGTCGATCGGTAATACTATTGCTAATGGAAAGTTTGTTACTTTGTTAGAAATTAGCAGAGGTGTATGATGGGTAAATATACTAGCTTACAGTCTGATATATTTTCTATATTTGCATCTGCTGAATGGAAATCAGAAAACATCAAAACATACCCTCGCAATTTGTCACCAACTACATCAACTACTGAATACATTCGTGTATCGATTGTGGCAAATAGTAACGGCATTAATTCGAATTCTGTGGCAGGTCTATTAATCATTGATATATTTACTCCGAGGAATATCGGCCCAAATCGTATTTTTACGATAGCTGATATTTTGGATGGGTATCTGGTTAATAAGAACATTTCGTTAGGTACCGGTCATACGCAGACAGGTCGAATATCTGTCTTAGATGACCCTAAACCTGATACAGCGAATAGTTCTTTGTGTCGTGCTAAATACAGTATACCTTTTAACTTCTTTGGAGTTTAATAAATGGCTCATCTTTCTTCTATTGGTGCAGGTGTCTTTTCTGACCTTGCTGTCGCTTGTCCTGCAACTCCGCTGACTAAGACTGCTTTGGCAGCTTTGGACACAGATGCTGAGTTCCAGGCTTTGTTTGCCGCTGAGATTGCCTCTCAGGGTGGTGTTCAAGCTCCTGGTACTTTTGTTCGTATTAATAATGTTCGTGAATATCCTTCTATGGGTACTCCTCCGAACGTTGTCAACGTTCCTACTTATGGCTCTAAGACCTCTCAGCAGGTGCAGGGCCAGGCTGATGCTCCTTCGATGGAAATCCAGCTTAACTTTGTTCCGGCTGATTGGGCCAAGGAAGCTGACAATATCCTTGGTTCTATGGTAGGTGATGGTAATCAGTATGTATTCCGTTTTGTACTGATGAACTCTGAGCCTACTGGCACTGGTGATACCAAATATGCTTCTACTGCAGCTGGTATAGGTACTGTCGAAAATAGTCAGTATTACTGGGTAGGTAAGATTGAAGCCCTCCAGGTTTCTCCTCAGTTGACTGATTCGAATACTGCTACTGTCACCTTGACGCTGCAGTCTGAATTCTTCGGTGCTTACACAGTTTAATCTTAAAGCTCGCATAGCTCAATAGGAAGAGCAGCTGCCTTGTAATCAGCAGGTTATAGGTTCGAGTCCTATTGTGAGCCCCATTTATGGAAGTGTCGTGGCAGACGGT